CTAAACTCATCGACCGTCTGTGGATTTAAATCTTTTAACATTATACTTGAGTAATCATAGCCATAATAAGCACATTCATGATAGCTATTAAACTCTATAATAGGTGTGGTTATTGGTTTACATTGATTACCAGGAATGCCGCTACAAATAAGCATTAATAAAATAAATTTTGTCATTGACATTTCTAAATAAGTTTATATATTATCCTACAATTAATAATGAAAGGAAAATATATCATATGACCGATATAAGCAAATATAAAAATGTGTCCTTAACAAAGGATACCTATACTAAAATTGATAAGCTTAGACGCGTGATTGTACCAAATACAATTGTTAGTCGAAGCCAAACAGTTAATATTTTAGTAAATGAAAAAGTAGTAAAGTTAAACGGAAAGATAAAAAATGTTTAAAATATCACAAGAAGAACGACAAAAACTTCTTAACTATTTAAAAGGAAAACCTTACGAAGAAGTGTTTACATTAATAGCACTAGTTGTAGGATTGAAACCTATGGAAAATGGTAAAGATAAGGACAAACCTAAAAAGGAAAACTAATGTCTAATATTTGTCCAAGATGTAAAGGCAATGGTTTTTTTAAAATAAAAGAAAGTGTGAGTAACCAAGTGGACCAAGTAGTACAATGTCCACTGTGTAACTCGAAAGGAGAAGTAAATGATAAAGAGTTTGATGAGTATTATGATTCTCATCCTCAGCTTAAGTCATTGCAGCGTAAGCACAATGGATTTAATTAATGTTGGTGGTGGTATATTTTCTGGTTTAGAAAAGAAACCTAATCCTATCGGTGTTATAAAAATATTAAAGAAGAAGGAGAAAGATGGTAACTAAAGAAGACTTGAATAGAGTCGTTCGAGGACCCGCTGATCTAGAGGAGAGAATCGAGCAGCTAGAGAAACAGAAAGAGATTCTTAAATCTGCCTGCAAGAAGGCAGGAGCGAGGATCGAGGAGCTGGAAAGAGATAGAGAAATATTAAAACAAGATATCGATCGTCTTACTGAAGATAAGTACAACTTAGAAATGCTTTTGAGAAAATGATGGATCCGTTATTTAGATGGGTATTTGGTTTTCTAGGTATGCTGACTCTTGTTTCTATATACGTGATGGTATTTGTACTATGAAGGACCCATTATTAGAAAAATTACTTTCATTAATTATGGCACTATCTATTATTGTAGCTTTAGCTTTTACAGCTATGATTCTTATCGACTTAAATGATCTTTGGAGTGAAATAATAAAATACCAAGAAATAATACAGTCGCAAAATGATAAGATAAGAGATCTTCAGATACTAGTTATATCCAAATTAAATATAGGCACAGGTATATGAAGGATATAGTAAAATATCCAGAGGAGTATAAACATGCAAAAAAATATTAAACAAATTATTAGGAAGATAGATACTTGGTCTTTGTATTATCGTACAGAGATTATATGGTTTGCTATAGGGCTTATTGTAGGAGCATTAATTTTATGAAGCAGAAACTTAATTATCAAATAAAATACAAACATCTAGATCATTTAAAACATCCAAGATCTTATTATTTAGTGAATGGGAAATGGATTACTCAAGGTTGGGTTCCAGAAGTTCAAGCAAAGAAAAAAGCACGGCGAGCACGTCCTGGAGTTACAGAAAAAGAAAATAAACAGGGTAGAGATAGATATTGGGCAGACCCTGAAAAAGAAAACTTAAGAACTAACACTTGGAAAAAAAATAATAAAGAAAAAGTCAAAGAAACACAAAAAATTTACCTCAATAGTGAAGTAGGATATTTTAAGGAGCTGTGGAATGGTATTAAAAAAAGTAAACACGGACATAATTTTAAAAATTATGAAGATTTTTTTCAATGCTGGTTGGATCAGAAAGCAATTCATGGAATGATATGTCCTGCAACAGGCATCGAAATGACTATAATACGTGGAATTTCAGGGAAACCAGGGGGTAAAAAAACCCAAACTAATATTTCCAGAGACCGAATCCTTTGTTCTAGAGGCTATTCAAAACAAAATTTAATCTTTACGACCTGGAGATATAACAACAGTAAAAATAATATGTCCCCAAAATTAGCAAAAGCTTTTCTTAGAATAGTTAGAGAAAGGTATGGTACAGATGAAGTGGAATAAACTATATAAATACCCAAAGAGTAAAAGGGAATTACTTAAAGGAGTAAGGCACTATGATGTTGATGACAAGAAACTACCAAGTGTTACGACGATATTACAAGCGACTCAAGATGCTGAGAAAGCTGAGAGCCTCAAAAGGTGGGCTTCGAAAGTTGGCCAAGTTGAGGCGGATAGAATCAAGAACACCGCAGCAAAGCGTGGTACAGCGATGCATAGCTATCTGGAGACGTATGTTCAAGGGGGAAAGGTCCTAGATTTAAGAGATGTGGGGCGAGAAGCGAGTAGCATGGCTGAAACTATCATTGAAAAGGGCTTTGGTGACTTGGAGGAAGTGTGGGGCAGCGAGGTGACGTTGTTTTATCCTAATCTCTATGCTGGAGCTACTGACTTATGTGGTATTTATCAAGGACGCGAAAGTATAGTAGATTTTAAACAGTCCAACAAGCCTAAAAAGGCTGAATGGATAGGAGATTACAAATTACAGATGGTGGCCTACGCAATGGCTCACAACTGCGTCTACGGGACGGGTATCGAGCAGGGAGTGATACTTATGTGTACCCCTGACAATTTCTTTCAAAAGTTTACAGTGAATGGCAGCGAGTTTCGAGAATTGAAATGGGAGTGGCTGCAGCGAGTTGACCAGTATTACAAGTTAGGGCGGAAGCAAAACCTGCGAGGGTAGAGCAATAGCTCTATAAAACTACTACAGTGGGCTTCCTAACCCTTGCATCATCTAACCACTGTAGTAGTGTGATATAAATATCACACTGCGACATAAGTATACAACAATGTGGCGGAAATGTGTCCAAATCACAAAATGGCCACAACTTTTGAAGAGGAAAAATGTAGAATTTTTTTCAAAAACCCGCATAAAATTGAATTTTTCTACAATTTACACAAATTTAAAATAAAAATGTAGAAGCTAAAACCATTGGTATATATAGGAAATAGTCCATTTTCTACAAATACACAATTTTCTGGAACTTTTGCGCCGAAATATTCTCTAAAAATATTTTAGCCCTATATTTGTAGATTTGGGGTCAAAATCGATTATTACCCTTGTAAAATAAGGAAAGTAGCTTCTACATTTTTACACAAAAAAATGTGTAAATTGTAGTAAGCCGCAATTACCAACACTTTTGAAGAGGAAAAATGTAGAATTTTTCTACAATTTACACAAAAAAATGTGTAAATTGTAGTAAGCCGCAATTACCAACACTTTTTAATGTTGAAAATGTGCCGAAATTTGTGTATTAGAAAAAAGGGCTATAGGAAGTACAATTTCAACTGTAATAAGTATGATGACAGAGGAGGACTTTTGGGATAAGTTCAATCGAAGACATAACCCACAATATTATGAAAAACTTAAAAAGAAGAAAACCCAGACGAAGAAAACAAGTCGTACCGACACAGCCAAGCGACATCCCGTATTCAAAGTATAGAGTTGAATGGGTTGACGCGTTAAGTGATTCCGGCTGGGCTGATGATAGAGAGTTTAATAAAATGAAATTAGCAAGACCAGTAAATGAAGGTTGGGTATTTTCTAAAGATGAAGACTCAGTAAAAATATTTGCGTCTTATGATTTAGATACTACAACAAAAGAAATAACTTTTGGAGATCGTACTATGATACCTACTTCATGGGTTGTTAAGATGACTAAGATTAATTAACTTTTTTAAGTCTTATTTGTTTTTGTTTATCTTTAACTTTTTCTTTTAATTTCTCTGTAGATTCACCTTCAAGGATAGGTGAGTACTCACTCATAATTTCTGACATTCTTTTTTCTAATTCATCTTCTGAAAGATCATCTAACTTACCGGTTCTAATTATCTTTTGTTCAATATATAGTCCTGCTGCTTTACCACGCGCTACTTCTGCGTTGACTGCTGCTGACCAAGCACCTTTCTTTAATGCTTCTGCTCTTATCTTACCTAATTCTGTGATGTGTCTACCATAGGTAACATCATATTTTTTCTGATACTCTTCTCGTATCTCTCCAATATATTTCACAACCAATGGATATCTTTTTGGGCTCTGTAATTCTGATGCAGTGACTCTAGCTCTGTCTTCTGAATATCCTGCCTCTTTAGCACATTCAAAACCAGTCATTCTACCTTCATTTGTCACAAGCAGATGAGCAAATTTCATTTGCATTTCTGTAAGTCTTTTTGGTAATCCCATATATTGACAAATACAGTAATATGACGTAAAAGTCAATCACATGATAAGTGCGAAAGAATTAGCTTTACAATTAGATAGATTTCTACAATCACCTACTTGTCAGAATGCTAGGATACAAGTTAAACTTCCAAAAGGTGAGTTCAGGTCACCTGATGGACATTTTGATATTAAAAGTATTTCTCTCTTGCAAAATAATCTGATTGGGTCTAGAGAGAGTCACCGAATTGTATTTGAAATTTCCACTGGAGAGTCCTGGAAAATGGGCAAACCTAAGCTGAAATTGTAACAAACCAATTACGGCAAAAAGTGGTAAAAAATGAGACTAAATTTTGGCAAGAAGTTAAAAGAAATACACCTAAAATATCGTGGACAAGAGTTGAAAATAGTAGCGCTCTTGGTACTCCCGATCTATTGGGCTATAATAATTCTGGGCACTTTTTTACAGTAGAGCTGAAAGTAACCAAGGGTAATAAGCTACGATTTTCACCACACCAAATTGCCTTCCATATAAGACATCCAAAGAATAGTTTTATCTTGGCAAAGCACCTCGTCTCTAGAGACGTGAAACTTTATGAGGGAAGAGTTATTGAGCAGCTTGTTGCTTGCGGCTTGAAGCTTGAGGCTTGTGCCTCTACGCTTGATGCTTGTCGCTTGCGGCTTGAATCTTTGTAGCTTGAGGCTTGCTGCTTGAAGCTTGTGGCTTGAGGCCCGGACCAGGTGAACGCCTTCCAGCCTCCGTCGAGTCTCCTCGGCTAATTACCTGATCCGATTTATTACGCTTGCGTAATTCTTTATAATATTTTGGATGATAAAACATATTAGTGTTTACCATATGCAATGTTCTTTGTCTCTTTATTCCAGCATGCGCGACAATCACCGCAGGCGTTGTCCTGCTCAGGAGCTGGACATGTCCGGCCGCTGGTAACTACCGTTGAAGTGTTGGCCCATCCTCCAGCTGCCGCTTGGTCCACCATTGGCATTGAGAATCTTATTACTAAATTTTTAGGGCATTCCGGCAAGAAGTGCTTGACCCACGCCTCCCGCGTGGGCATCCAGTGCTTAACGTCCGGTGTTAACTTACACACCGCGAAGATCTTCATCAGGTGGTCCTCGTCTTGGACGTCTCCTGAGTCATGCCATCTAAATTCTTTTGATTTTTTTGAATTAATTAATAGTGCCATAGCTCCAGTCCACAGCGGGCTCTTCGTTGCTGCTAGCCGCCTGTATTGAGCGTCTTGTACAACTTTAAAAACATAACATCCTTTAAGCGCATAACAATTATAACAGACTGAGTCTTTAACTTGTCTAAGCTTGCTGCCAGTCTTGCATTCTTTAGCCGGTAGACCGTAGGCCCAGCCCGGCATCTTAGAGGGCTTTGACAGCCCTCCGACAATTTTTAATGCTTCACTTGTTTTCATAATCTTACAATATCCTATATTTATTATTTGTCAAGCTTGTTGCTTGAAGCTTGCGGCTTGCCGCTTGTTGCTTGATACTTTTAAAAAACTTCTCACAGCTGGCAAGATAAGCTTGCGGCAGCTCTGAATGCTCCCGCAAGAAATAATGTGTTAAGTCGTTGTGTTTAATTCTTTTATTCATATCCAAAAACATCCAGATAAGATTCTTTCTCTTCCTCATCTTCAAAGATTTCCTCTTTGTTAACAGCGTCCGCAGCCTTCCAGCCGTCAGGCGGTGTATTCTCTTTATTTATTTTTTTGATTAGTTTTTTTAATTGCATAATTATTCCTTTCTAAATACATCCTATCATATCCTACACCAGCTGTCAAGCTTGAAGCTTGCTGCTTGAAGCTTTTATTAATTATTAGCAGGACCAACAGCGTGGGCTTTACGTCCAACTTTGCCATATTGGTCCAGCAAATAATGATCAGTCACTATGCTACGCGGGGGGCCAACGCAGTATGTTTCAGTTGGCATTCGAGGATCCTTTACGCACCCACCGTGTTATAGTGTTTAGTCTCACAGTCATTAATGACTGATCCCAGATCCAACAGGGACATTGATCCGTATCAACTACGGGATGGTGTTGGATCAGGGATCAGTCCCAATCGCTCCAGGCAATACATAAATGTTTGCTAATCACGACGGGGATATTATCCCGTTATTTTGAGTTTTTAATTCCGTAAATAACAAAAGGGAATAAATCTTATATAATCCTATTGACAATGAATGTCAATAGTGTAAATTAAAAATATGCAAATAAATAACAGAAAGGACATAATGTCTAAAATAAGAATGAATACAGAGTTAAGAAACAAACTCTTTAATAAAATAAAACATACATTTGAGAATGAAGATACGCAAGAGAGAGAATTATATCTTCAATCAAGAGAGTATGTTGATGAGCAATATCAAAGTGCAAGTGCGTTAGCAAAAGAAGTTGTTGAGAGATCATATCCAACAGAAGATGTTGCAACACTTCGAACTTTCAAAAAGAAATATGGCGACCCGTGTGATGTTGTAGCAAAAGATAAATGTTTTTACTTTGCACACAATGAAGATACTGACGAGGACGGGGACACTAAAGAAACTAAATCACATTTTGATTTTGGTTTGTTTGGTAATCTAAATGGTAGTGAGTATGATAGTGAAGAGGGTAAAAAGTTTGCAGTTGCATACTACCGAGAAGAACTTAAAGCAAAAGATTGCAACCCAGATATCTATGCACAACAAAATGAAAACAAAGATAATCCACATAAGACAAAGCACGTTGACGAGTGTTTAAAAGTATTAGGCAATCACAATGGTCGTTCTTATAGTGATAATCATAGTATGGATACAGGTATGGAAAAAGATTTCAATGCACCATACTATCTTGACGTTATTGGAACATCTTATTGCAGATCAAGAGCAATAGCTTGTACTAAAAATGAGTACGAACAATTTGAAACTTGGCGAATTGCTAAAGGCAATCTAGTTGCGAAACACCAAACATGGATTGATACGATTGTTAAACAATGCGATCAGTTAAAAATTGGATTGAAAGCATATAGATATCTTTCAGAGGGTATTGAACTTGCAACTGAACTTGGTATTCAAGTTGATGAGGCAGAACTAATCAGAACTAACTCAACGGGATTGACAATCTACAATCCTAGCAACTTGGCTAGTATGATTAAAGGCATGAAGAATAAAAATCAATCAAGAGAGGCGAAGATATTGGCTAGAAAACAATATGAACAAAGTGTAAATTAACATTTGACAAGGGCTATCCTATAATATAGGATAGTCCTATAACCAATACAGGAGAAATAACATGGACAAAACATTTTATATTACTTACTACGCAAACAAGCACAAGAAACACATCACAAGAAAAGGAAAGCACGACGAAAAATCTCGTTTTGATAAACATAAACAAACTGGTGTTCCCTACTATGTATATTATGATTTAGATAAAGATGGATATAGAACAGCAACTGTTAATTGGAAAGTGAGGTACTAATGACACAACTAAATGAAGAACACTTTGAACTACACGACCAGAACAAAGCTGAAAGATATGAAAGACAAAAGATTAAATTTCTAGAGGACAGAATAAAAGTTCTAGAGAGTGCAATAGAAAGCCATGCTAAAATTTTGGCAAGGTTTCAAATGACCGAGGGAGAACAATCATGAGTGAACATGTCTGGTGCCATGGACCAAGTTGCCATTTATCTCATACTCAAGATAGGATAAGAGGTGTCAAGGGCTCTAAAGTTTTAAGAACTCGTAAGGTACAATTTAATCCACAGTATTTAAATATGTATTCTTATTTTTGTAGTAATGGTTGTTACAATGACTTTGCCAATAAACATATAGAACGAGTCATTGCCATTGAACCAAGGACCGAGGCTCTCGAAACACCGATAGATGTAGTCAAGGAACAAAGGACCGATTACTATAATAATCAATATACACATACCAAGATAATAGCAGTTGACAACAATGGTGGATAGTATAGGATTACTATATTAACAAACATACAGGAGATAACATGGACACAATGATTAAAGCAACTAACCCTTACTCGAACCAATCAACGATGTTAACACCAGAGGAACACAAGTTATACATTGAGATCAAGACAGCAGAGTTTGACGAGGACTACAGCACAATGCAAAAGAAGTTGTCTAAGTTCAGTAGACTTAATGCAAGTGCATTCATGGTACTACTAGACTAACCGAGTTACATACATGTGTGACCCTGTAGGGTCACACTCACCCAATACACGCACAGGTTGTGCGCTCGCGCCCGCTCGCTACCGCTCGCGTTTTTTTTTTTACTTTACACAGCATAAATACATAATCAATAGAGGTACCAGACGCGATCCGAAAAATCGCGCGCGCTCAGTAATCGATCCCCTTTAAATAAAAAGGGGTCCCACTACTTCAGGTTGTATTGCTTGATTTAGACAGTTAATGGGTGTATAAAACTTCTTCACCTTAAAAAGTGCAAAAAAAATTATAAAAATTTTAAAATGGATTTAAATAACTTAGATATAAGCCAATTACCATCTGATGTTAGAAAAGAATTTAAACAATTAAGATTACTTCACACCGAAAAAAAGATTCAAAACAAGGCTAGAGAGGATTTTATGTCCTTTGTTAAGTGCGTATGGCCCGAGTTCATTGAAGGTGCGCACCATAGAGTAATTGCTAAAAAATTTAATGATCTTGCAACTGGTAAAATTAATAGATTAATCGTGAACATGCCTCCTAGGCACACAAAATCTGAATTTGCATCTTACCTGCTTCCAGCGTGGATGGTGGGCCGTAATCCTAAACTCAAGATCATTCAAGCAACCCACACAGGTGAACTAGCTGTAAGATTTGGTCGTAAAGCAAAGACCTTGATTGATAGTGAAGAATATTCTAAAATATTTGAAACAAGTTTAAGAGAAGACAGTCAAGCCGCTGGGAGGTGGGAAACAGCACAAGGCGGCGAGTATTTTGCTGCGGGTGTCGGCGGTGCAATCACTGGACGGGGTGCTGACTTATTAATCATTGATGATCCTCACTCAGAGCAAGATGCGATGTCAGCAAGTGCATTTGACAATGCTTATGAATGGTACACCTCTGGTCCACGTCAAAGGATGCAGCCAGGTGGAAAAATTGTTTTAGTTATGACTCGATGGTCAAAGAAGGATTTAACAGGAATTTTATTAAATAACCAAGGTAAGATTAAAGGGGATCAGTGGGACGTGGTCCAGTTTCCGGCAATCATGGACCACGGACCAAAGGAAGGAAAGCCCGTTTGGCCTGAATATTGGAAAATAGATGAGTTGGAGAAGGTTAAAGCAACCCTTCCGGTTGGAAAATGGAACGCACAGTGGATGCAAAAGCCAACTAGTGAAGAAGGAGCGATTATAAAACGGGAATGGTGGCGAAAATGGGATCGAGACACGTTACCAGACATAAGTTATGTTATTCAAAGCTATGATACTGCTTTTTTAAAAAAAGAAACTGCCGATTTTAGTGCAATTACCACTTGGGGAGTATTTTATCCTGAAATTGATGGTCCCGCTAATTTAATTTTAATGGATTGTCTAAAAGATCGATTTGAATTTCCAGAATTGCGTCGAGCAGCTCTTGAGCAATATAAATATTGGAATCCTGACATGGTGGTCATCGAACAAAAAGCGTCTGGAACCCCTTTGACCCATGAATTTCGTCAAATGGATATTCCAGTTATGCCCTTTACTCCAAGCCGAGGAAATGATAAACATGTAAGAATAAATTCATGTGCACCTCTTTTTGAAGCGGGTTTAATCTGGGCGCCAGATATGCGTTTTGCAGAAGAAGTGGTTGAAGAATGCGCGGCATTCCCACATGGAGATCATGATGACTTAGTAGATTCTATGACTATGGCTGTTATGCGATTTAGACAGGGAGGTTTTATAACTCACCCGGAAGATTATGTAATTGAAACACAACCGCCTAGAAAAAGAGAGTATTATTAATGTTAAAAT